TTATTTCTGAAAATTTTGCGTTTTCTTCTGAATTCATTATTCCACAAGCTGGGTTCTCTTCACACCATAATGATATTTGTTCTGCGTTTTTATTTGTTACTGTATTTATTGCTGACTTTAACTTTGTTTTATTATCGTCTTTCATCCACTTATCATCATCCTTTATGTAAAGTGTTTCACGTTTACTATCCGTGCAGTGAAAAGGACGTTCTGTTTCATCAATATCTTTTAACGCATTTAAAAATATACGACTTATTCCATTTACGTGTCCCAAACTTCCTGTTTGTTCTAAATCTTTTAACTGTAATTGCAAAGAATTTACAAAGTCTGTTATATTTAGTGCATCCTTGCAGGTGTCATTTAAGAAGAAATTCAAGTTGAAATTTGTTGTATTATTATTTGTCGTGTTATTTGTGTTATTTGTTGTATTTGTTGTATTTCCTAATTTTCCTTCTTCCACACTTGTTATTATTTTTTCATTAAAAGCCTGTTGATTCTCGTGATGCTTTGTAATTATCTCATTTTGTGTTTTGATAATTTCTTTGAACTCTTGATTTTGTTTAAGTAACTCATTAACGACTATAGCACCACTTAATGGTATTTCCTCTTGATTAGTGGTAATAGTATTATCTATGTTCTCGTCTTCTACATACATACATTTTTGTTTATGACGATATAAACTTTGTCTTTGTAAATAAATCTTACCACATTCGCAAACAAATTTAATTTTATCATTTTCGGCATTTTTTGGCATTTTTTTTGTAAGCATCGTAAGCCGTTTATGTTTTGCAGTCAAAATATGTTTGTCATAATTACTTTTTTTACTGCATTCAAAATTGCAATTTTCACAAATATATTTTTCGGCATTTTTTGGCACTTTTTTTGTAAGCATATGAAGCCTATATTAGGCTTACATAAAAAATGCCTAAATAGTTTTTTTAATAATTAATAAATAATAAAAAAATATCAGTAACAAAAAAATATTAAAAAATATTTAAAATACCTGCATCACAGTTTCACTTATTTTTCGGCATTTTTTTTGTAAGCATCGTAAGCCTAAATTTTTTTGCAGCCAAATTATATTTATAAATATACTTTTTTATCTGCATTCATATTTACACTTTTCAAAAAATTATTTTTCGGCATTTTTTGGCATTTTTACGTAAGCCTCCCATGCTTACAAAAAAATGCCGAAATTGAGGATGTAAAAAAATATAAAAAAAAAGTTCAGTAACAAAAAAAATAAACATAAATCAAAATGACTGCATTATAGTCTAAAATGAAAAAACACGAAAAAATGAATCAAAATTCTATAACCTACTTTTTGAAATTGGACATTTTAAAAATGTCCATTTTCGAAAAATGAACATGAAGTTCTGGAAGAATATTAAAAGTCACTTTTTTAACCTTATCAAGTAATTGTAAAATAAAAAAGGTATATACAAAGGAAATATGGTAAGGATTTATATTTTCTTGAAAAACGAGGTAAGAGTTTGAATTTTATGTTTTTCGTTGTAAATTTTTTGTAAATGACTTTCAAATAAAATTGACTTGATTTTTGTAGAGCAATATTTTTCTTTCTTTTTATTAAACTCTTCCAAGTCTATGAAATCCCTTTTCATTTTATCAATATCACAATTATAATTTTTTAAAGATGCATTCTGTTTATACATTTCATAAATGTGATGTAAAGCTAATCCATAGAGTTGTTGTAGTGGTTTCATAATTTGATTCGTAATGTAATGATTATAATCAATTTTAATTTTATTGTTAATAATAAAATCAGGTGTTTCTATTTTATCTCCCATTAGTGCTTTGTTGTTATCATTACAAATAAATACAAATTTAATTCTATCACCAGGCTTAGGTTTATTTCCAGGTTCTCTTTCACCTATTCGGTCGGCTAAGACTTTATGACCGATTTGATTTGGATTTTTATAATCACTTCGTAAAGCTTTTGTAATTGCTAATTTATCCATAGAGACTTTACCATCAACAAGATTATTCAAAGAGGTATTTAAGAAATCAATAGATTTTGAAATGTCGTTTTCTTTCATAAGGATATTTAAAATCCCACCATATATGTCTTTCAAATAATCACAAGAATCTCTTCTTTTCAAAGATAGACCCATATATTTTAAATAGCCTTTATTTGGGTCATCTTCATAAAGCATACCAACATATCTTTTTTTAGATAACAAAATGAAAGGCATAAGTGTTTTTTCATATTCCAAATACATAGGAGCTTTCAACCACATACTGCATACCTTTTCAACATCCAACGATAATTCAATAGTAATTTCAAGAGCTTTCTTACCTCTGATTTTTTCACCAGTAAATGGGTCTTCAAGATTAAATGTATAAAACACCGAATCTGTATCTCCATAAACATATTCTGCACGTGTTCTAACTTCTCCATAGTCTTTAGTTTTGTGAATGCGATTTCCATAGATATTTTCAATCATTTTCATAGCGTATATAATCATCATTCTACCTGTAGCAGTTGTAGAAGCAGCAACATCTTTTTCATAGAAAGTGGATGTTTTGGAACCACATTGACCATATAGAGAGTTAGCTGTGACCTTATAACCAAGTTGTCTTTTATCTAAAATATTTTGCATAAAGGGGTCCTTTTCAGTTTTAATCATTTTTCGTGTATCCTTTCTTGCTTTGAGAAGTTCTGTCAAAATAGAAGGCATAATGGATTTTTGATTGTTTGGAAGTTGAGCCCATCTACATATTTTCTTGCCGTTAATTACCTTTTCTTCTCTTGATGTTTCAGTTTTTCTGACATATTTATAGGTATCAAATTCTATGTCAATATATTCATAATCAGGTAAGTTGTCGTAAACATAACTTCCATCAGGACCAGTTTCGCCAGTTTCTTTTATGAGGTTTCCTTGTAGGTCATATTCTTTGGTCCATACTTTACTATCGTGACTATAATTTTGTGAAATCATAGAAGAGGGATAAAGAGAAGCATAATCAACACAAGCTACTGGATTATCCATATACATAGAGCATTTTGGAGGTAAAACAATAGCTCCTTCATAACCATCTTTGTCTTGAGACTTTTCAATATCAGGCATTAGGGTATTTTTTTCTCTGCATTTCTTTGCAACATAACTAGTAAGTTTGATACCTTGACCTCGGAAAATCAAGAAACTAATTGGCACACTACAAATACGAGACATCTCAACAAAGCCGGTGATTACGTCAATTTTATTCATCAAATGATGAACGAGGTTACAATCTTGAATACAGTATTTTGCTACAACTGCTCTATCAGCAGAAGAGCCATTAGCAAGGCGGAAAATATCTTGTGGAGTAACATCGTCTTTTGCCATAGTCCATTTAATAGATTTTGTGCTATCCAATATAAGTTGTTTTTGAATAATTAACACATTTAATCCGTCTACATTTTCAACGATTTCCAATACTTTGAATTTTTTTCCATTATCATAGTAGTCGCTTGTAAATCCACTTAATTCAATATGAATAAAATCTCCAGAGTGAAGACCCATAATATTTTTACTATGTAGTTCGGTGCATTTTCCGTAAGTAGGATGGTCTATAGACTGCACTTTTTTGATAGAGTCTGAAATATACTGTCCTGCAACGTCATCTAATTTATAAGATGATAAATTAAAATCACGACGGAAATAGGCATACATATCAATTTGTAATCTTCCTTTCATTTTATAATATTGCAAATCGTATTCTCCGCTTGCAATTTTCAACATAGTTTTTTCCATTTGGTATCTGTTATTAACTTCATTAGCAGCAACTTCGTCTTGCACTCGTGAAAGTTGAAGAAATTCTTCTTGACAACGTAGTTCATCGGCACGATTAAACATAAAGCTATAATCAAAACCAAAAATATTGTAACCAATAATAATATCGGGGTCTTCTCTTTGGATAAGTTGAGTCCAATTTAATAAGACTTCTCTTTCAGTATCATAACTTTCAATTTCACAACCTTCAATAGGGTCACAACTACCAAGAACAATACAGTGATTTAAATATGGTTCCTTTTTTCCATAATTTAAGAAAGTAGAACCGATAAAAGTTACCTTATCGCCTTCAAGAGGAGGAAACAAACGGGTAAGGAGTTCATTTGTTAATTGTATTTTTTCATCTCTTTTTAATTGCGTGGATAACAAGACTTGTATCAACTTATCTTTTCTGTCAATAAAGATTTGTCTCTTGTATTTAAATCTTTTTTCTTCAAGGATGTCACCTGAATTGTCTTCTCCTTCTTCGTTGTTATCATACATAGTTTGGTGAAAGTTATTCATTTGTTCCATTATGTCGTTAATTTTAATGAGTTCGCTATTGTCTTCCTTTGTGTTCATGGTTTTTGCCTTATGAAAGGCGTATTTTAATAAAATATCAATACGTTCTTTAATGTCTTCCTTTGTAATTTTCTTCTTTGGATAAACAATATCAATATCTTTTAATTTTCCATATCCGAATGCAGTAAGAAGGGTCATTTCAAGAAATTTGTTGAGCTGTTTTTCATTAGATGGTATATCCATTTTGGGTAAAAACGCATCAACAATATTGGTTGCAAGTCTTTTGTAATCTTTTTTAGGCACAGGAAAATCACCGTGACTACTACTAGCCTCAATATCATAACTACAAATTTTATAAGGAACTATAGCTTCCTTATCGTTATTAGGGTGTAGATTGTATAGTGAGATGACATATTCATAAGTGCAAGTTGTGGTTTTAACACTTGGTTTTGTCGTATTATTAAGCTTAAAGTCAACCCATCCAGAAGGACTAATAGAATAAATATGAAAATATCGCAAAAGAGGTAATAGATTAGATTCGTATAATTCTAGGTTGGTATTGTTAAAAAGAAAGGGCTTTTTTACTTTACCTATGTATTCTCCTTTACTGTTATGTTCGTATTTATACCAAAGATTTTTACACTTTTTCATAGCAGTATAATTTTGAAAAGATATTTTTATAAAGTTGTGTTCTTTTCCGCCAGAAAATCCATATAGTTTCTTATGTTGCACCAGTTCACAATTTTCAATATCGTTGAATGTTTTCTTACTAAAATAGTCAGGGTGATTGTATTCAAGTTTGGTTCTTTCATTTAGTGTTGATAAAAAGCGTTTTATGGTTGTTTTCGTCCAGTTGTCTGCTACTTTAATAAAGAAGAATGGTTTATAGTCTTTTACATATAAACAACAAGTGTCACCATTTTCATTAATGCCAAACATTTGAATAATAAAACCATTATTTTCAGAAGAACCGTTACTGTGTTCATCGGAGGAACTGTCATCACTTGCGCTATTTTCATTAATACATCCATCGTATGTATGGAAGTCAAAAATACGAAAGCTTTTATTAACGACTCTTTTCTTCATATTATTACTGTAAAGTAAGTTTTATATAATTTAGGTTAAAATAAGGTAAATATATCAATTTTTTATATAAATTATAAATATAAATGAGTAGTAAATATAATGTAGAAAGTATACCAGCAGATGTGCCAGTTGGAACCGTAGTTTTTTTTGCCGGAACAGTTATTCCTGATGGATGGAAGGTTTGTAACGGTGGTTCTTTTAGCGATTCTGTGTTTGCAGATTTGTTTAATGTATTAGGATACTCTCAAGGAACCTTTTTTACGTTGCCAAAGTATCCAGATTATGATGACAACGGATTTCTTAGGTGTAGCACAACCGCAACATCCGCAACAACAGGTGGCGGCAACACTACGACTATTCAATATGCGCCATCCCATAATCATAATTCTGTTTATTGGAATCATAATCATAATTTAGATAATGAAAAGGCAAATAATAAATGGCAATTTTACGACGATCCCCTTAATGGGGGATATCCAGAGTATAGAACTATAGGTAATGCTGGAATGCAATCAGATTCAAATGGAAAAAATTATTTTGGAAATTCGTTAGCAAATGGTTATACAAATTATGTAGGCAATAATAGTACCGATTCTGTAACTTTAAACCCACCTTATTTGAAGTTGATGATAATTATAAAAATTGGAGATGCAAGCTAGAAATCCATTTATTATTTTTATTTTAATATAAAAATTAATATAAAAATAAAATAGAGTAACAAATATATGACAACCTCAGGTTCTTCTTCTGCTGCCGAATTATATCCTGATGCAACACTTCCTACAGGGAGTATTATTCCAATAGTAGACGCAAATCTATATGGATCAGCCACAAAAAATAAATATTTACAAGAGGCTTGGTATCCGTGTAATGGTGATCAACTTTCCACAAGTAATTATGGAGATCTTTATGAAATTATAGGTTCACAATTTAACACCGGCAACGAATCTTCTGGCTATTTCCGAGTGCCCAATTTAGAAAATCGCATACCTTACCCCACCTCCAACAATAGTGCAAATATAGGAGCTACAGGAGGTTCAAACTCAGTAACTTTAACACAAAATCAAATTCCAAAACATCGTCACACGTATACTATGGAAGCTCACAAACATTACGTCGATATTTATAATGATGATCTTAATGGATCAGGAGGAAGTTATAGTTTTTATAAGAAACAACACGTTGGTATGAGTGCAGATTCAGGTAGTGTTTGGCCTGTAAAAACTGCTTGGAGGGATGGAGTTTCTATGACTAGCGGAGGAGTAACAACCTCTGTTGACCCTATAGACATAACACCTGCGTCATGTAAGGTGATTTTTTTTATAAAGACATAATATAATTATATTTTAATATTTATATTATGAGTAATTTTGTTGATAATGAAGATTACATAGAAAAATATACAGAAAGTGCAAATAATTCTGCAACAGGAATTTTAATGCCTGTGGGTTCAATAATATTTAGGCCCGCTACTTCTAATACCCAAAATCCCCCTGATGGATATTTACTGTGTAATGGTGCTTCCCATTTTAGGTCAACTTACAGTAGGTTATATGCAGCAATTGGAACATCTTTTGGTGCTGGAGGTGGAAATACAACATTTCAGGTTCCTAATTATGATGACCGCTTTTTAATGGGTGGTGATTCGAGTTTGACTTTAGGGCATAATTACGTTGGTGGTAATACAATTTATATATCAAGTAATAACATACCGTCTCATACTCATTCATTTACATCACCAGGACACGATCATCAATATTATTATACCAGTTATGGTCATCAGTTTTATAACGACGATTTTAACGGTGTAGGCCCATCCATGTCAAACGCTGATGATCACCATATGGAAGCTTCAGGTGCGAATAATGCATTTACTCAAACGGAGTATACAAATGCCAAGATATCTTTTATATCCACAACGGCAGGTAGTGGTTCTTCAGCGACATCTATAATACCACTACATAATGATGTTATTGCTTATATAAAATATTAATATGGTTTCATTTTAAGGTTTATAGGGTCGACTACAGCTTCAACCCAGCCAGTAACAATATATTTATCTTTATTAATTGGCATACTACCACAGTGTTGATAGGTCCAAGAAGATGGAAATAAGAGTAAATTACCTTGTTTAGGTCTAATTTTGAAATTATCAAATAAGGTTTCACCTCCTTCATTTTCATTAAAATCATTTAAATACCATATATAAGTCAACCCTCTTATATAAATGTTTTTTTGATCTTTATAAATAGACGAGTCATCGTGCCATAAATAATAACCTTCATTTTTATTGTATTTTTGAATTTGATATCCTGAGTCTGTAATATTATTTCCAAAAAAAACCTGTGGTAATGTCTTACAGTTGGTTGATAAGAAATCTCTATATTGCTGTATTCCTTTTTTTAAACATGTATATAGTGCGGTGTCTAGTCTTTTGGTTTGATTTACAAGCTCTGGTCCTAGTGACGGATTACACATAGTATTAAGATGAATTTCAGAAGTGAACTTGGCATTTGTATTTCCAATAGTATTACCAATTCCTTGGTGTAGTTTATTTTCTTCAAAATATTGGATCAGTTCATTACAAAGGTCCTTGTCAAGTGCATTTTCAAATATTCTAACATATTTGTCATCTATTAAACTATTAAATAGTGGTAAATGAGAGCCTTGAGTGCAAGTTTTATTGTATAAATCATCAACTTTTTGTTTAATAGACGATTTAATTTTATTTTGAACTAAGTTATTACTGGAGTCAATATAAAAACAAGTATTTTTAGAAAAATCAACATATTTTGAGTTTCGATTATCAATACGGTAGATTGTATTTGTTTCTTCATCTAAAAGTTTATTATCTCCGATATTGGTTAATGTTTTTGTTGTTGTAGTTTCGTATTTATTTTCTAATTCATCTGACAAATTTATGAGTTTTTTTCTAAAAATATTACAATTTTCAGGATTAGATGTGCTATTATTGCTTGTTAATGATTGGTTTTCTTCTACTTCAGTCATAAAGTGTATAAATAATTAAAGTAGTATTAATTATTTATGTTATTTATTTAAATAATTAAATTAATCAAAATAGTTAGATTGTAGTTTATTAGCAAAGTTCATCAAGTCTTCTTTATTTCTGGTAGGTTCGCTGTATGAATAATATTTACCATTTTTAATTCCACCGATAGTGGGATATCCATTTACTTGAATAGTTTCATCATTATTTAAAAATTGTCTTCTTAATTCCTCAAGTTCAATAGGCTGATGAACGTCTTCAATTTCTTTAAATTCAAACTCGTCAGGTTGTTTTAATAAAATTTCCTCTTTCATTTCTTTCCATGTAGGTTTTAAGTGTTGACAGTGGCCGCACCATTCAGCAAAAACGAGAATAAGTATAACTTTAGGTTTTTCAGAAACTTTTTCTAAAATGGTTTGATGAAGTTTATCGGATTTAGGTTTGGAGGGAAGTCTTTTTTTAGTTTTTTTACTGGACTTTCTACGTTTTGATGCTTTAGAAGGTTTATTTTTAGGAGTTTTGGATTTTTTACGAAGAGTTTTATTTTTACTTGGCATATACATTAAAGGTAGATTTTGATTTTTAAATTTAATATCCTATAATAATATATAATATGACTAAAATAAGAAGTTTATTTTTGTTATTTCTAATTATTATATTTTTATTTGGTCTTTATGTTACTATG